GCTCTTGCGGTACAGCGGCAGAGACAGAAGCAGCGGCACGAGCGGCTGCAATAAGCCTGTTGGCGCTATCGGTGTTGCCGTCCGCCACGGCCCGCCTTGCGGCTGCTTTCAATTGCTCCTCGGTGTATCCTTCATATCCAGCCATTAGTTGCCAACTCCTAAATAGTCCAAATCAGCCTGCGGAACGCCGCCGCCCGCTGCTGGCGTGCCTGTGGAGCCTCCGCCATACGCTGCAAGCAAATCCTTCACTTGCTCGGGAATGCCGGACGACTGGTCTAGAGTCCGCAAGTCCTGTGTCGCCTGTGCTTGGGAATAAGTGGTGTCGTTCATTAGGCGGTTAACAATATCGGCGCGGGCCATGTTGAACTGAGACTTAGCTTGCATTACTGAGATAATTGCGGAGTTTGCTTCCCTTGTGTTTTTCATGTTGCCAAAACCGTCAAGCATACCCTGATATTCAATGTCAGACGTAGAGCCGGAACCCTCCACCCGAAGTGTTGGCGCGACACGTCGCATAATTGAAGTCCGCAACGCCGAAACGTCGCTAAACTCTGGGAACATTTCGGCAAACCTGCCCGTTACTGGTCCTTCTGGCGCAACGCTTGCCAATTCCTGCAACACATTGAGATCGCCCATAACTGCGGCGCTGGCTGACCCCGCAGTCCTAAACGCGGAAAACTCATCAACTAGACTTTCAGACAAGCCTGTGCGCAGCGCCGCGTCCGCTGAATCAGCCGCGTCGCCAGTGTGGATGTCAATGTTAGTCCCGCCGCCGAAAGCACGCTCCATTGCCTCTGTCGGATCCGTGCCGTTTGCCAGCATAAACTGATAATTCTGCATTGCGCTCGTCTGGTCAACGGGCGCGTTCGCCGCTGCCATTTCCGCTTGATACGCCTGCAACGCTGGCCCAACGCCCACCGCGTCCGCCATTGTTGCAAACTTTTCGCCGCCGGGCTGATTGAGCAACCATTCAATTGTACTATTCCTGCGGTTGGCGTCACGCCGTCCCTGTTGCTGGGCCTGAACCTGCCGCGCCAAGTCTCGGTCAGGGTTTAAGGTCATTGAGTTGAACCCCATCGCAAGGTTGCCCATAAGGTCCTTGAAGTTGTCACGCTGATAGAATGACTGCCCCGTTGGACCCGCTGCGCCTTCTTCACGACGTTGTAGGCCGAGAGCACCTAGAATGCCTTGCGGCGCTTGTTCCTGTGCCATTTGTGGCGCTCCTCTTGTACTTACTGTTGCCCGTGGGTTTGGGGCCTGTTGACTTGGTGTGTGTGGCTGGTGGCCTGCGTGCGGTTGCGATCCGCCAACTTGAAAGTGAACCCCATCCCGCAAGGACTCCCAATCGCCGCCCCATACAAAATCATTATACCCAAGCTGTGACGCCGCCGCCTTTGCAGCCTCGGCTATTGGCCGGTATGCCTCAAAATCCCAATTCACCCCACCGTTGCCGTCTGGAATGAATATGTCTGCTGCGTTGCCGACTAAGTGGCGGCTGTTCATTGTTTGGCTTGCGCCGCTGTCGAAAAGTTCTTGCTGTCGATCCCGCGTGCGCATCCCCTCCGATATTTCAAAAGGAACGCCCGACGTATTTCGCGCCATCGTTAGGATTTCGTACAGGCGAGGGTCAACCCCTTGGAAGTTTCCGGTTGACCGCTCGTTAAAGATAGTCATTAGTACAGCCCGCCGATAATATCACCCTTTAGCCCGCTGTAATTAACCCGCAGGTATCCGTCCGCGCCGGTCGTGACCAGTTCGGGGTGCGTCTTTTGCAACTCGTCAGCCATAACGCCAAACGTGCCTTGACCCGGTGATACGACCTTCAAGCCTTCTTCGTTCCAGTCCCAATTGTAGAACCGGATGCCGTCGATGTCGCCAACGTGCTGCACGTTTTCTTTTAGGCGAGGGTCGGAAAAATTGGTGCCACTCGCCCCCAGCGCCCCAAGAGACAGATAATCAAAAAGCCCCGGTTGCTTTGTCTGCGTTGTGGTTTGCCCGTATTGAGCGCCGCCAAGCGCCTGCAATGGAAGGCTAAGCGCCTGCTGTGGTGCGCCCGTAAAGCCCGCGTATTGCTGACGGCCTGCGTTCATAAGCTGCTGCATCAACGCTTGTTGCTGCCCGCCCTGTTGCGCTTGCTGTTGCCCGATCTGCTGACCAAAGCCAAAGCCCATGTTGGACAGATTGCCCATTTGGTTAGCCGCTTGTAGCCCGACCTGCTGTTGGTTTTGTGCGCCGCCGAGTGCGGTGTTAAAGCCCTGCTGTTGAAGCCGCCCGAACGTATCCGCGCCCTGACGCGCAAAGCCCTCATTGGTCATCGCATCCGCGACCCCGTGGCGTGAACCACCGAACGCGCCTGCCGCTGACGCCTGTGCGCCCATGTTGTTGGTTGCCATTTGGCGTTGCCGCTCAAGGCTGTCTAGCGTGTTGCCCGTGACCTGCTCGGTGTAGGGGTTCATAAACGCGCCGATATTTGGCCCTGCTGCCGCTGCTTGCGTTCCGCCTAGTGCCGCGTTGTACGCGCCCGCCGATTGGCCGAAAACACCGTTGCCCGCGCCCGCCGTCGGCCCGCCGACTTGCGACATTGCTGGCTGATAAGGTGCCTGCGTTTGTTGTGGATTTGCTCCGCCTGCCATTTTACTTGCCCCCGCCCATCCCAGAAGGTCGTGAGGACCCGGGAAATAGTGATGTTCTGGGAGCTTGTGGCCCTCCAGGATCAATGAATTGGTCTGTAATAGCCTTGTATTGGTCGGGACGCTGCGCCTGTAGCTGGCCAACTGCGCTTTCGTACATTGGCGCTGACGAATAGCCCATCACGCCGTTGAAGTCCTGCGCTGCTGGCATTCCCTCCATTCCAGTCATACCGCCGCCCGCCATGCCGAACGCGTCTGCGGCGTTGCTGGTGTTGGCAAAGGACGCCTGTTGCATGGGGTTAAATGCCGCCACGTCAGCACCGTAGTAGGGCGTGTAGCCAATCTGTGAAATCTCATCAGCCCGTGCAAGGTTCGCTTTTGATGCGTCCTCAACCCATTGTGGAATTTTTACCTCAGAGGTGGTGCTTCCGCCTTTTCCGCCGCCGCCGCTCATATCGTGCGCTCCATAACTGTCATTACTGCCTTCCAGTTCTCTTTGCCAAGGACCTTAAGCCAGCCGTGTCGCCCGCTCATTGTCATACTTTCGCAGCCTTGGGATTTACCCCAAGCTGCGGCTGAATCAATCATGCCGACCAATTCTTCTTTGTCACCAGCGGCTAGAAACACGTGCAACACCTTCTTTTTCGGGTAGCATATGATTTCCGTTATAGCACAACTGTTGCACGTTGGCCACACTTGCATCTTGCTAGACATGACGCCCTGTGCCACGTCCTCAAAGTCATGCGTGCCACCGCTATAGGCTAGTGCCGCCTCGATCCTGTCGCGGTATTCTTCTAGGTTTACCATGTTGATATTGCCACCCGTTTCCATGTGTCGGTTGCAGTGCAGACGTAAAGGTGCGTAGTGTCCTGCGCCAATTCGCCCGCCTGCCCCGATGCTGTCGCGCTTGCAGGCACGCCGACAAACAAACCGATTTGCGCGTATGCGCCGCCCTTAGAGACAATCGGATAACCGTTTGCGTTGTCCCAAAGGAGTGTCCCGTTTTCCGCCGCAGTCAATCCGGACCGCTTGTAAGTCAGCCTTGACCACTGCGCGGCGATAGTGCGGCGAAAGTCTTGCGCCCAGACACGAACGTCAGGCCCTACTGGTGGCAAGCCATTCATCGACGGCCACCTGCAAAGGCTTCGACGCGCATAGTCCCCACACGCCAGTCAGCCAGCCGGGCCGCATCAACGCGCATTCGCACCTGTCGCCCCGTAAACCGCACGTCTGTCGGGGTTCCCATCGTGTAAGGCCCGAATGACTGCTCGTCGCCATTTGGGTAAAACCGTGTCTTAAATGTCGCAGTTACGTCGCCCTGCGTTTCCTCGTCGGGCAAAAGGCTTGTGACCGAATAAACATTCTCGCCCGTGCCGATTGTGATAGGTCCGCTTTCCGCAAACACAGCGTCGGCACCATGCATCAACCCAACCTCATGCTCGTACACGTTCCCGCTTACATCGGCCCACAACGGATACTTGAACACACCGCGAGGCACTGCCGATGTGCGCTCAATTGTGCCAATCATCCAGTGGCCCTCTGCGTAGTCTAGTGCGACATATCTGTCACACTCATTGGACCCGCCCGATGGATAGAACCACCAGATTTCGCTGTGTTGCGCTAATGACACAGTATGGATCAAGCTAACCTGTGATCTGTTAATGTCACCAAAGACATAATCAGCAACGTCGCACGGCAATTCCTGCACCGCGCCGCCTGCGAACGTAAAGAATGCGTTTTGCCCCATCCAGAACGCGCCTGCGTCAACGGATACCAGCGCCTTGCGCGATGTAATGCCGCACGCTTGGCCCACCTTCTCAAAGCCATAGACGAATGGTGGGCCTTGATAGGTTGCCGTGTGGGCGTCTTGGTCTGTCAGGATTAGCGATTGGCCGCGCACGTTAATTCCGCACATAATCTGCCCAGACGTTTGCAACTCAATATCGCCCGCCTCGTTTGTCGCCGCCGCCGTCCATACCGTGTTGTTTTCGCGGTCACACCATTGAACCTTGCGCGGATTGCCACCAGCGCCAAGCGCAAACAAAAAACGATCCGCTGAAACTAGCAATGAAAGGTTGTCCACTGGTGCGTTGCTAATTGCCGCCGCTGGGGTGCCTGTATCCAGCGCCCATTCGTACAGCTTTCCGTCCGCGCTTGAGCAAGCAACAAGGTTCTCGCCAAAGTTATCAAGCGCCCAGGTTGTCGCCTCTGAAAAGGTGCCTGTGTCCGCCCGTTCCGTGCCAAACGTTCCGGCCCCAAAAAAACCGCCGCCAAAGCCGGTGAACGCCGCAGAACGAATAAGCCCCGACGTAAAGCTCACCGGTGTGATGTCAGTTGTCGTGCCTGACGCCGACGTGGTGAATAGTTTGTTATACGTCCCCGCCGCGATGCGCCGATCCCCGTTCAGGTCCTCCCAAGCGAGCATCCCGCGCGGGGGCTGGTCGTATGCTGTTTCTAAGCGCGTGCGCCACCCGCCAACCGGCCGCAATGACCCGTCACGCCAGCGCACTAGGTTAGCGTCACGCCACCGGCCCGATTGGTCAAACTCGGTTCCGTTGCGATAAACGCCGGGCGGTATCTCAAGTGGCAGTAGTGGCATTTGTGGCCTTTCCTTAAAAGCTGTAAGATACGCCGATAACAGCGCCGTAATTGATGCCGCCGCGCCCGTCAGTCTCAAAAGCGGGGGCAATAAATAAGTCTACGTTGTCCGCAATCTCGTAACCAGCGCGTAGATATGGTGCCACTGTTATAGACTCGTACCCACCAACCGCGCCAACCTCAAGAAACGCGGCGTCATACTCAAAGCGCCAGCCCAGATACGGTGATACGTTGCTTTCGCTGTTTAGATATGCACCAGCAACAAAACCGCTGTCAGCCTGCAACTGAATATGCGGGTGAATTTCATTGTAATCTCCGTTCATGCCGATGTGCTGGCTAAATGCTATGGCGAATATCAGGTCCATGTGCTTTCCTACTTTGGTGCGATTATGAGGGTTACGGCTGCGGAACTGTTGGTGCTATTGGTAGCCCCCGTGAATGTAAGAACGGCAGGGTCAAACGCTCCGGCAGCCCATGCAAAGCGGCCCACACCTACCGTAGCGCAATGAATGTCATTGGCTCCAGATGTCTCAAACCCGTCAAATTGTGAAAACCCTGACGTGTCGTAGACTTTAGTGCCATCTCTGTGTGACCCTGCACCCCCCGCGAGTATTACCGCCCCCAGAACAGTCGGAGTAATTGCAGGTGCGTCAACTTCCGCTGTGTTATTTTGGTTTGCGTCAGCAAATACCGGTGTATCAGTTGATGCGCCAGCGTACACAAATACCGCCGCAGCCATCGAGTTACGAGTAGATTGCGTACCCCCTGATATTACCATTCCAGTGTCCGGTGTTGACCCCATAACCTTATAGTAAACACTTAGATCAGTGCTGTTAGTGTCTGACCCCCCCTTGTTAACGAGCAGCGTCCACCCGCTCGGTGTTGGGACCGATTCTGGGACTTCTCGTGACGCAACACCAACGTATATAATAACAAGATCGCCTTCGCGCGGCGCTGACGATATGCCACCGGATAGGCCGTCGATAGGCACAGTTACATCACTTGTTGTCCCGTCGCGGGCGTAGGACTGTGAGCCTACAAACTTCAAACCGCCCATCCGCGTAAATGTAAACGGCATAAGCATTATTGAAGCGCCTCAATGCTGGCAGACGCAAACGCGCCAATGCGGATTATGTGGATGAAGAAGTCGTCACCATCCGTTGTGGTAAGAGTGTCACCACCAACCTTTTGATAGCCCGCTGCGAATGTGATTTCCCCTGCGCTTCCGTTGTTTGTAACCTGAATAGAGATAGGCCCGTTTGTTGCAGGGATTGCTAGTGTAAACGCGCCGCCGTTTGTGAGTGATTTTAGGTTTTCTTTAGCATTAGCGACCTCTGGAGTTACCGTGCCGCTTGAGATTGTGCCGAGGGCCTCAACGTCAGACGAATAACCAGCCGTGAGATTATCGGAAACGTCAGGCTGTAGGATGGCGGTCACGTCGTCAAGCAGGCTTAACTCCGCCGCTGTCGCTGTGACCCCGTCAAGGATATTCAGCTCTGCGACGGTTGCCGTGATGCCGTCTAGGACATTGAACTCCGCAGCCGTGGCAGTAACCGCGACACCCGCGACCTCCCAGCCTGCGATCAGGTTAGGCGTAATGCCCGTCGTGCCGTCTAGAAGGTCATCTAGAGTGTCCGAATTTGCGTTTAAATGACCTCCCCATGTATCTTCTGAGGCCCCTACTTCTGGCTTGGTCAGGTTGTAGGTCGTTGTGAATGCGTTTGCCATTTATGTTTTCCCTAGAATGCCGTGATTGCAATGATACCCAAGACGCGCTTTGGCCTTTTCGTAAGCAATAGCGGCGACCGCAGCGCATTTGAAATGCCCCAGATTACGATAAACGTCACCGTCTTTTATTCGCGCAGTAAATTTGCCGCGATCCTTTGCATAACTCACGCCACGGAAGCCAGTTTGGTTATTGGATTGCATGCCCATGTTTTTATGGTTTTGGGCGTTTGTAACGTCGCGCAGATTCTCGATGCGGTTGTCCATCTTGTTTTGGTTGATGTGGTCTACCGTGTGTTTAGGCATTGCGCCGTACGTATAAAGCCAAGCGAGGCGATGTGCGCGGTATTTTTTCCCGTCAATGCAGATCAGCCAATAGCCCTTCCAGTTCACGCCGCCCGCAACAGCACCAGCCGCAGCTTTTGGCCGACCGAACCGCCAAGTAAACACGCCAGTCTCTGGGTGGTAAACCAAAACCTCGTTTAACCGTTTTTGCGTTAGCACTGTATCAGCGCACATTTAAGCTACCTCGCTCCAGATTTCGGTGGTTTTGGCTTGGACGCTCCAGGCTTCCGTGGTTTTGCTTTGCTCGTTCCATATTTCATCAGTGTCTCCTTGATTCGTCCACGTTTCCGCAGTGTCGGTTTGTTCAGTCCATGTTTCGCCCGTGTCAGCTTGGTCTTCCCATAGGCGTATGCCTCTTGCGGTCACTATAGCAGACAGTGCTATATTTGCACCACCTAATAAAGTGGCAAAGGCCGCAGTCGTTGCTGTCGCCTCGCAAGATGTAGCCGCCGACGCTGGCCTGATCGCGATTGC